TTTGCACCGTCCAACGATCCCACTATACGTTTCTCGATATTATAGTAAGCAGGTTGTCTCAGCAAATTGCCTCCCATAATTGGGCGGTTGCCGATGCCCTTATTGTCCAAATAGCGCGCCAACTTATTTCGTTCCGGTGTCAGAAACGCGAAGCCAAACCAGGAAGGATTTGTATTTGGCGCACGCTCCACGAATTCGAGGGGCAGATCATCCAATCCAGCACGTAGATATTCCCAATTTCGGCGGCGGATCCGCACGAATTCAGGGAGCTTATCAAGTTGTGCGACACCTACCGCCGCCTGAAAGTCACTAGCCTTAAGGTTATAGCCTATACGGGAATAAGTGTACTTATGGTCATAATCTCGGTCGAAACGCGTCCCACAGGTGTTATCCTTGCCTGGTTCACACCAGCAATCCCGCCCCCAATCGCGGTAGCTCTCGATGACGCGTTTGAGCTTCGGCGAATCGGTCAGTACCATCCCACCCTCGCCCGTGGTGATGTGGTGGGCTGGGTAGAAAGAGACAGTAGCCATCACGCCGCGTTTGCCAATTGGTTGTCCATCTATCGTGGAGCCTACAGCGTCGCAACAATCCTCGATGATTGGTAAAACGGATTCGGGAATATCAACCGGATTTCCTAAAGTGTGCGCAAAAATACAGGCATCATAATAATATTCTTTTGGGTTCCAATATATAGCATTCAGAGTTTTAGGATCACTATCAATAAAAATGGGTATATGGCCTAATTGAATAATTGGGTTTACTGTTGTTGGGAAATTTAACGCAGTCGTGAGGATATGACTGCCTTTCGGCAGTTCCAGCGCGGCCAATGCTAAGAGGTTCGCGGATGAGCCGCTATTCGTCATTATCCCGAAGCGCGCCTGCATGTATTTCGCGAAGCCTTTTTCAAAGCGGTTCGTCCAAATGTAACCACCGTAGGCGTTATTTCGCGCCACTTGCATCACATTCGCGACCTCATCGAAACCGGTAATTTGACCGCTAATAGGGACTTTCATTTTAATACTCCATTAAAGCCTGTAAATCGTCAATCTTCGGTGTCATGTCCTGCATGTCATCTGTCTGAAGCTGCCCGTCCACCATGGAGGCCATCACGCGCGGGAACTGCTGCCATTCCGGATCGACCATAATCTCAATAATAATTGGAGCATAATCAAAACATCTTTGGAAATCCGGTAAATCCCTCCCCCAAAGTTTCATATATGGTATTCGATAACCAGTGGCAATGTCCTCAATTAATGGTAGAGTCAATCCGCTTTGAGGATCAGCGCCCATCACGCGCCCGAAACGCGCCATTTGCGCCGTGCGTATGCTGTTATAGCCGTTGTTGTTCATCACGAAGAAGATGATCTGCAAACGCAACCGCCGGATTGTCTCTAGCTCCTGTGTGTTGAGCTGTAACCCACCATCACCTGTGACGCAGATTGTCCGCCGTCTGGTTGCCAATGCTGCGCCCAGAGCCATGGGGATATCCGCCCCCATCGCGCCGATGGTGCAGACATTAGAGATGCGTTGGCCTGCCTTGACTTTGAATGCCTGATAGAACACGGTCGGCGCATTGCCGCTTGAACCGATGGCGAACACATCATCGGACTTTGTAAACTTATTCAATAAGTTTATAAACATAAATGGATCGACGTATTTCCCGCCTTCTGCACCATCCAATTCAGGGCGAAAACGAGTATATAGAGCTTTGCACCATGCCAGCCAGGAACCATCTAAATTATATGGATCTTCGTAGGGCGGTTGGAGTTTCTTTGAAATATCAACTACTGAAACGTCCCATCCGTAAGTTTTCATTCTTGCGCACTCTGCTATATCGGCGTCCGCAAAATATTTTCTTTTAGCGTTGGGTGCAAACCTCTCATAATCATACGCGACCTGTTCGCCATCCAGACGCGCCCCAAAACATCTGATTTCATCTGCCTTTTGCAATATGATATTCGCGGCGCGCTGCCCGAAGATACCCGGCCGGCCACAAAAGGCGGGGTGATCTTCTGGCAATGCGTCCGCAAACATCCATGTGAGCAAAACCGGAATATTGAGACTGGATAAATGTTTTACTAATTCAGGATTGTTTCTACACCCCGCACCTATTAAAATCACTGGTTTATTATACATTATTCCTTTTCTTTCTTTTGGCCGCCTTAGCAGAGATTGACATTTTCAGGCGCGTTTCTGCTGAATGCGTTCTTCCAGTACTAGCCACACGTAATTTTTCAATGGTCTCAGGAGATAATTTCCTTCCTAATTGCGCCTGACGATTCTTCTCTAGCCATTCCGGAGTGAACACCCGGCCTTTTAGGGCTGCTGAAATTTTAGCTAAATGTTCAATCGAAAATACTCTCCCCTTAAGTGCATCAGATCGTTTCTTGTTAGATTCTTCGGATTGTACCTTTCCTGTATTTGCTACCCGAATTTTTTCCCTTGTCTCTGGCGATCTGTGACTTGCAGACCATCTGAGTTTTTCCTTAGTAGCTTCCGAATGCCTCCTACCCTTAGTTCTCCCAGCTATTGGATTTTTGTTATATTCAGGCTTCAATGTGTCTATGAAATATTGCTCAAATCGCAAAAGTTCAAAATCCTCACAAAACAACAAAACCTTTTTATCAAAGGTTTGTTCACCATATTTTTGGAAGGCAGATTGAAGATGTGCGTTGTGATGTTGTTCATATTTCAATAAGCGGAAATGATGTTCAATCCTCTTATAAACATCCTGCGAAGAACCGATATATCTCTTACCATTGATGGTATTAGTTATGCAATATATACCGGGGTGATTCATGTCTTAATTATACCTCTGCATTTTGTACGTCCATCGGTACGTCCAACCAAACGGGGCCGGGGCGACCATCCTTCGCTAGAATAATCATGTGTTCCATCAGGGAAGGTATAGCTTTCGCAAAATGCGGCTGGCATACCTGCTTTGTAATCGATCTCACCAATTCAACTGTCGGCGCTTCCTGTGTCCCGCGCGAGCGCATACCGTATAAAGCCAGCCATTTGACCATCACCTGTCCGCTGATAAACATCACAGATACGCTATCTACCCAGGCGGCCAAGCAAGGCGTGATTGCGTTCGTCACGCCCGGCCCCGAAGTCACGAGGCACACGCCAAA